TTGAGAATTCAAAATCTCTTATTTATAGAATTGTAATATATTTGGTAAATATAAGGAAATATTTTTAATTTTCAAAGCCGCTAAGTTTATAGCCGCTTTATTTGATTCTCTAATCCCTATATCGTTTATATTACCAACATCATCATACATTTTGTCCAAAGGACCATTTATTCTCCATTTTACATCAACCACTTTCCAAAGCGGAGAATACTCTAATTTTCTATATTCTTGCTCATCAATTTCAAATATGTAACTATGTGAATCATTTGCTTTTTGGCAAAAGTATCTTCTAATAAATCCTAATTGATAATCATCTTCATCTGGTGATGGAACTATTGTTTTCGGATTTATTAACTTAAACTGATTTAAGTTACTTGCTATCTTAGAATACATATCGTTATTGTTTAGGGGTTATTCTAAATTGTGCTTCCAATGTAGTTCTCCATCCTTCTGGCGTAACACTATGCTTAGTATTCGTTATTTGGAAAACACCTATTTGATTATATATTTCAGGTACACCATTAATTCTAAAGTATTCACCACAATTGAATCCGTTTATACCATCTAATGTCAATGTTATATCGATAGGACTTAAAGTCGATTTCGCATCTTGCTTTGGTGCTGATATTTTTTTCTTTGTAAGTTCCCCATCAGTAAATATTAAAACTTTAATCCCATCCTTTAATTTAAATTTAATTGATTTACTATCTATGATTGCAGTGTAATCCGGCGCTTCATTTGGTTTTGTTTCTCCCGAGTCCGATTGTATTGTAGTTTTATTTTTGACTTCGTTGTAGTTTGCTTCCAATGCTTTCAAATCAATCATATTTAATGAAAAAAACCCATCGGCATTACTCATTAAAGACATATCAAATTGTTGAAATGCGCTTGGTGGTAATGGTATTTGTGGTAAGGCTTTTTGTTCCTTTGTTAAATTTTTTAATGCGTCTGTTAAAAATTTTTGAGCATTAAATATAGTTCTTCCTGCTACTAAATTACTCATTTCAAAGTTAAAACTAAAATCTATTACATTTGATTTTATAGTATTAACATTAAATCTATAAATTTCATTATCTATCTTAACATCACTTGTTGCTGTATAATCCATTACCGATGCTGCTACATTTTCTATATGATTTGCTCTAACTAATCTGAATTTACCAAAACTATTTGCGTTTATTGCATCTAATATAGCACCTAAAAAATCTATTCGTGTGTAGGATGCTCTCCACGCTCGAACTAAGAGTTTATAATTTATAAAAATATTTAAAGCATTTCCACAACAATCCCCTTCGGTTGATTTTGGATTTATAATATTACCATTAATATCTTTAACATCAACTCCTTCATTTATTGAATATCCGTTTATACTACAATCTATTGTTTTAGTTTGAACCTGTATTTCATCTCCTTCTTTTGTCTTACTATCGTTTATAGGAGCACGGAATGTTACCATTTCTTTATTTGGATATAACATATCAGTATTTGCCGAAATTATATTTTTGTGAGAACGTATTGGTATATACTCTTTTTGTGTTCCTCCTACATCGTATTTGGGGATGGGAAATTGAAAATCATCTGGCACATATCCTGTTTCCGTTAATGAATAATTCATTAATTTTTTTAATATAAATCTGAAAGAAACATATCTTTCGGTCGATGCGGTTTCATCTTCTTTTTTATTACTAAGTTTACCCCAGTTAAAAAATTCTTTATCCCAGTCAGCTTTACTTGCATCTAATTTACCTTTTTCTATATTTAAATCCGCAACTAATTGTGCAATCCATTGGTCAAATTCCTCAACACTACCAGCTTTTGGTTGAGTTGCTACTTGAGATGCATCGTTACCAACGTTTATTGGTATCGCTAATGACATTTGATTTCCTTGCGATACTTCTAATGTTACATTATAAGTTCCATCGGCTTCTATTCCAAAACTATAATCCGTAACTTTTCCTGCTACGAAATCATATGAACCCATTGATTTTTCAACATGTTGTTGAAATAACTTAAATGAAGTATTTGTAAATCTATAATACGATGAAAATTCATCAACAAATTTTTGATAATCATTTTTTGGAAATAACAAAGATGATACGTGTGCCGAATTTGGGTATGCTTCGCTAACTGGCTTTTTTCTATTGCTAAATCTGTAAGTATCTAATGTAGTATCTCCAAATTCTACTAATACATTCATACCAGGTCTACAAAAAAACAATTCAAACATTTCAAATTGTTTTAATGAAAAGCATCTAGCGGTTACTCTTGCTATCTTTAAAGTATTATTAGCACCATCGGTATCTATTTCAACACTCTCTATGATTGGTGTAGAAATTCTTCTATTTGATTCTCCTACTACTTTAATTTTTTTACCCGCGAAGTCAACTCCTATATAAGATTCTTCTTTTTGATATTTAGCATCTCTATCTAAATCGTTTCTAATAATACATCCTAAATAATCTTTACTATCCGATGCTTTTTGTGTATATAATTCTTCTAACTTTTTTGCTCTAGCATCCGCATCTAGTCCCTTCATAGGTTGTTTAGTAACTTTAGCACCAGAAGTTAATACCACCCACGGTCTTTTTAAAACGGAATTAAAATTATTAGGTATTGTGGTTGGAGCAGTAATATCAACTGTATTTGTTGAGTATTCTCTTTCTTTCAATACATCTACAACCCATTTTTTTACAGGTGCTAAATATGGGAATGGCATAACTTATTTATTTATATTTTGTAAATCAGTCAACACTTTAGTTATATCTACTGGTATTCTTAACTGAATTCCAGGCTCTACATAAAAAGTAGCATTATTTATATTATTAGCCGTTGCTATTATCCACCACATAGTTTGGTCGCCATAATATTTATTAGCCAATAAATCCAATCTATCTCCCTTTTCTGATATAATGTATAAATCCGTATCCGATGCTTTAACTATCGGATAAATGGTAGATTCTAAATATTGTTTTTTTGAACCTTTTGTTTGTAATTTTTCGCTATTTGTATATCTACTCATAATTTATTTAAATACTTTAGTTTTCAACAATTCTTGTAGCTGTATCTATTCCCAATCCATCAAAATCGTATTTAATTACCTTTGTTGTCTTACCATCTATTAATTGCTGATTTTCTATTATAGTCATTCCAAATGATACATTGATTACAGTTGGGTATAATTTATTTTCTGTTTCATCACCAAACCATTCAGTTGCGGCCCAACTTGTTGTATCATCTATTGAAAATTCTAATTGTGTGATAAATCCAAATAAATTATTATATAATCCATTTATACTTAATTCTATTAAATTTGGTGAAAATCCTAATGCAACTTCTTCATCGTTATATTTTATAGATGATGGTATATTATAAGGAAATGCCAGTTCTTTTAATGAATTTAAATTCATTAGCATCGTTTGTTTAGTTTCATCATCTAAATAATACAACTTAAATTCAAAGTTCAATGTTCTTTCTACACCACCATAACGGTGTGTGTTATATGGTGAACCAACATATTTAAATGAATTCCATTCCGGCGTTATACTTTCGGATATACCCGTAACAGTTGCCGGAAATAATAATGAATGGTTTGTACCATATGGTTTAATCTTTATAAACGGAGCACCTAAAACTCTACTATCAGCTACCTTTGGTAAATCGGAATCATTCAATATTATTCCATTATTCAATATACCTTTATTAAACGTATCTAAATCTATAAATTTTTCTTCGGCTCTACTATATACTCCGCCAGCTATATATTGTTCTCTATTTGTACGTGGGTTTGTAGTAGATTCAAAATAAGTAAAATATTCCGAATTTTTTACATGTCCTTTTGTAACATCCCCATCTCCCGATTTAGTACCACCACCATATATTTTACCAACAATTCCTTCTTTATCTGGCTTCTTAGGTCCTTTTTGTGATTTTTTTCTTTTCTTAGTAACTAAACTTGTAACAGCTTTACCTATTGCTTTTTTAGCTGCTCCTATTCCTGCACCAATGGCTTTACCAGCCATTTGATTTAAATCGCCCTTTAATACACCCGAAAGTGCATTTGGCCCCATTGGAGTTTTACTTATATAGTAATCGGTATCAGCCTCAACTGCATATCGTATTGCGGAATGGTCACCAACTGATGCGGGCAACGTTCCTTTTGTAACAGGTGCTCCCGTTTTAGATTCAAATATAGTATCCGAAGGTCTATTTGCTGTACCACCTAATAGTGAACCTAAACTTATAGGAGTTTTTGTTGAATCTTTATCGCCTATGTATTTTGCCGATGCTACCGCTAAACTTCTCGCCGGGTCAACAGTTCCTTTTAATGAAATACGTGGAGTTTCCGTACCATAGATTAATGGTGGTGTTACTAATTTTTTGTAAAACAAAACCCTTGGTCCTTTTGGATTGATTTCTGCTTTTACAAAATCCATTATCTTGCCACCCAAACCTTTGTTTTGAGCATCACCATTCCACATAGTGACCTCTCCGTTTGCGTTAGCTTGTTTAAATAAATCTAAGATACTTGGCATTTGATAGTAATTCTATTTACTATAAATATCCTTTAAGAAAATTTATGGTAATTACGTTATCCGTTGCCGCCATTCGGGCCGCCGTTTTTTGTATTGTCTTTATAACGTTTCATAGAGTGGTTCATATCCTTACCATCGATGAATAATTTCATTGAAGAAGTTTCACCACCAAAGAATCCTTCTTTTAACAATTTAGCCATTGTATTGTTTAACTTAACCATTGCTTCGGTATTACCAGCCATCTTTTCAATGTTCTTTGCAGTATCTTGTGCGATGTTAAACGAATTATTTGCACTTTGTGCAAGGGTTATTCTACCACCTGCGCCTGCAAATGCTGTCATTCTTATCCACGGAACATCATTCAATGCTTTTGTATTAACACTTGCCAATCTATCTAATGCGGATGCAAGGTTTATAAATGCGGCGGAAATAACATCAATTGAACTAGCAATAGATGTTGTTATTATTAATTGTTCATTTAAAGCTCTAAGACCTGATGCTAATGAATTTATACCATCTGATGCTCCTGCTCCAACACTTTCTCCAAAATTCGTAAATGCGGTTGTAAGAGCTACTGATACTGCTGCTACACTTTCTAAAACACCAAATGCGCCTATGCCCGTTGCTAAATTTGTAATCGATGTTGCTACGGCTTGTAATCGAGCCGGGTCTAAGTTTTGGAATTTTAAAAACTTTTCAACCGGGTCACCACCAAAGAAATTACCAATAGCACTCATAAATCCACCAATAGCGGATGCTCCACCAAATATCGCAACTGCTCCTGCCATTGCTGCTATACCACCAGCTACTGCTAATAATTGACCTGGGTTTAATCCACCTAATCGTGCTATACTATCGGTTATGGAATTTATTATTCCTGATATTGCATTACCTACTTTTTCAATTACTAATCCAATTCCTTCAAATATAGATGTTATTATTGGTCCAGCTGCTTCCAACGCTCTAACAAATGTATCACCTAATATTGATACTAAGCCTGTTATTAATGGTGTAAGTGCTTCAATTCCAGGTGCTGCTATTCTTAGAGCCGCAGCCAATCCCATCATCATAGCCATTACAATCAATCCAACAGGCAATCCAAATAATGCAGTTGGTGTTGCCATCATTTGTGCAAATGTAACTAATCCACTTCCCATTCCGGAAAAGAATGAACCAATTGCTTTTCCTAAGTTACCAAGTATTGTAGGCATTGTACTCGAAGCTTTTGCCAACCCATTCATTATTGTATTAAAGGTTGTCATAACTCCGGATGCTAATTTATTTGCCAATTGCATAACTACATCCACGCCTGATTTTAAAACGGCGCCTAATTCGGTAATAATACTTTTTAGTACAGTTGATACACCTTTAACCGAATCCACTAATCCTTTTGTAAATCCTCCTCCCGCTGCTCCGCCTCCGCCAGGTGCTCCGCCTCCACCGGGTGCTCCTCCGCCCGGCATTGCACCGCCCGGCATTCCACCGCCCGGCATTCCACCGGCCATTTGTGGTGCCGCTCCAGCTGGAGCTGCTCCTCCTCCACCCATTCCAGGTATCATCCCACCAATGGATTTCATAAGGCCTCCTCCACCCATCATTTTACTCAATATAGTTCCACCTAATAGCATTGCTATACCTGATACAATGTTTTCTAACAATCCAGATACAAATCCTAACTTTGTACTTTCTGTCATTTGCTTAGCGAATGCTTTACTATTAATCCAAGCATTTTGCATTTCTCCTGCTAAGTTCTCAGCTTCTTGTGCTGCTTTATTTTGGTTATCTTTTAATGTTTTATATTCATCCGAACCCAAATATGAGTCAGCTATTTTTGCTGATAATTGTGCATCCAATATAGCTGTATTAGCAGATATTGCAGCCTGTTTCATATTCATTGCACTTTCAGCAGATTGTGTTCTTGATAAGAAGTCCTGATTACCTGCGCCGGCATTTCCTTCTTTTAATCCACCAACCTGTGCTCCACTCTTTGTTGCTATTTTTTGTAGAGAACTTAAATCCATTCCACCCAATGCTTGAGAAAGTGCATCTTGTTGGAACATATCCATTGAAGCAGGGTCTAATCCTTGTGCTTTCAATGCGTCCATAGCGCCGGCTTGGTCACCACTCGCAAATTTAGCTCTAACTTCCGAAAGGTCTACGTTCTTACCTAACATAGCTGATAGTTGCATTTCTTGCTTAATACTATCCTTATAGTTCATCACCATACTCTTACCAGCCTTAGCTATATCTCCAAAACTAACACCCAATGATTGTGCATATGCCACTTGCTTTGCTAAAGCAGGACCTGATTTAATTTGATAAGATAGTGCATCTTTGGATGCATCTGCTATTTCTCTCATCAACCCACCCAATCCAATCTTCGCTTGGTCGGCCATATTTCTTAAACCTTCGGAAAGGTTCATAGCTGTTGATTCAGATACACCATCCATTCGTTGAAACATCTCATTTATTGATGCAATATTATCAACCGATGTACCCGTTCTTTCAGCCATAATAGACATATCAGCTCCAACTTTTGCCGATGGCATTCTACCAGTAGCAGCTGATGCTGCTTCCATTCCGGATGCTATTTTATCTGCACTAATTCCTGCTAATTGTAATTGAGCCGCACCATATCCAACTGAACCTATTTTGTTACCAAATAATGCGGTTTTAGCGGCTCTTTCAAATGCGGCTGCACCACTCTGCATTTGTGCACTAAATTGAATAGCTGCTTTTGCTCCGGCGAATGCTGCTTCTTGTTGTAATCGTTGAATGTCACCTTCGGCATTAACTCTCGCTTCTAATCTTTCTTGTTCTATTTGTTTTGGTATAGATTGTGCATCTACTTGAAGTTTTCCAATATTAGCTTCAGTATCAATTCTATTTTGTGCGCTTTGCTTATACTGCTCCATAGCAGTTTTAATTGGAGCACCAAAGTAATCAAATGCTGCTTTACCCAATGCCGCTCCTAATGCAAATACAGCCGCTTTAAATGCAACTGTATCTTTTATATTAGTTTTTAATAATGTATTAAGTTCACTCATAGCGGGTAGTCCGGAGAAGCTACCCATAACGTTATCTAATGCATTAAATTCTTTAGTACTGGCTGTAACACTTTTGGCAAACTTTTCAGTTTCATCAGCCATTTCATTTAAGGTATCCAATACTTGCTGACCGTTATCGCCCATTTGAGATAAAGCGGCTACTGATGCATCAAATTCAGCCCTTGCTCTTGCTATGGCTACATTGGCTTCTTCCTGTTGTTTACCAGTCATAGCCGTTCTATCTGCTACACGAGCTACACTTTGTTGGTATATTTTGTAAGCATTCGTAGCTTTTTCTGCTGCTTTAGAAAGTTTTGGGTCTGCAACACTTTCGGTTAGGGTGGCTATACTTGATAAACTCTTTTTTTGTCTTTCTAAATACTTTTCACCTTCTTTATATAAGTTATGTTGTTTACCAACTTTATCAGCTATACTACCTAATATATCTTCAGTATCGTTTAAAAATTTATTATTCTCTCTAATAGCTTTAGCGCTATCTTCTATTGCTTTTTTATTCCTTTTTTGCGAAGCTATATTTTTTTCTAATAATGCGTTTTCTTTTTCTAAAAGTTCAAGTCTTGCAAATTGAGTATCGTTTATTGAATTATCAAGAGCATATAATTGTTTCAGCTCAGCTTTATTGGCTTTGAGTTGCGACTGATTTTCCTGTAAAGTTTTTTTAGATTTAGCCAACTTACTCTAATTTAAGAAACGTCAATATTGTATTTTTTTATAAAATCATCTAAATCTGCTGTGGAATATCCTTTAGATTTCATCCATTTATATTGCCTAGCTACATTATTATCAATAGTTTTGCTTAAATCATTCCATAGTTCAGCAACTTCAGGACTGGCCTTATATAATTTATTATTAAACTCATCTTCCTTACCTTTTGCTTTTGCAATAAAAAAACTTTGCAAAAATTTGGTAAGAGCGCCTTCTTTTACTAATATTTTTTTTGACATGAATTTCCTATTATGTTTATCTATAAATATAAACAATTAATTAATTTATCTCCTTTTAACTCTACTTGATGCTTTTGATTTAGATGTAGCCTTATCCATCTCTTCTTTTTCTTTATCCTTAGCTTTGATAAGTTCTCTATAATAGAACTCTCTAAGTTTGATAGGCATATAGTAAAGGTCATGCCAATTAAATCCACCATTGGCATAGTAAACCATTTGAAAAATCTTTTGATGGAGAATAACCGAATAATTAGTCGGCAGGGTAAAAAAACCCAATCCCAAAGGGGATTCTTAGTGCCTCCGTCTCACCTGTTATTGGGGATGTATAATCAAATGTAAGGTCTAAATCAGGTGTAATTCTATTTACCTCTTTTCTTATTGCTTTTGAATCTCCGGCCAATAATCTATTTGAAACGAAATTGCTGATGTATCCAAACTCTCTATTACCATCAACTTCTACAATCATTCTTCTATATCTTGTAGTAATTTCGTTTGATGTTTTTAAAGTTTTTTGAGATGCTTCAATATCTTTATTAATTGCTATTTCATCACCGTGAGTTAACAACTTAAATTTAATAGATGTTTTCGAATTAGGAAGTACAAAACTATATTCGTTTTGTCTATTTAACAATGATTCATCTATTTCTTTTACTTTTATTGTAGTTAAATCGATATTAACTTCTGTTTCTTCCGAATCAAATGGGTCAACTATTTTAGTAATATATTCTGGCCCAAATGCTAATATACGAGATGTAATCAAAATAGCATTTTTATCACCAATTACCAAATCGTTTACATTAACTCCCGGCTCTACTACAATCGATTCTAATAATTTATCCAATTGAATACCCTTCTTAATCAAATTTGTAGATGTAAGAATATCTTCTTCCTTAGCTGTCATTAATTTAATTGTAATTTCTCCTTTAGATAGTGGAGATGATTCAGGGTAAACCAATCCTTTAGATGGTAAACTAATAACTTCTGTTGGGAAAGGAAATGATTTTGTTTGCGATTGTGCAGTTTGTTGATTTCCTAATCCTCTGGTAACTTGTTGTTCTACGTTTTGTTGTTCCATAATAATAACTAAATTGTTGTTTATATATAAGTATATATAAAATAAAAAAAAGGAGAACATTTCTGCTCTCCTTTCCAAATTATTCAAATACCATTTTAACTATATTTCCTACGTTCTAACAATTCAGCCTTAGCTCTTTCATACATCTCCCAATCAATCAAACCTATCTCACAATACTGAATATTCAAATCCATTGAACTAACTCCCAAATGAATGGCTCTACCCTCAACGAAGTTACAATACTCATTCACACTCATACCTCTTACATCTAACATTTCCATATTTTATTTATTTAAGAATTAATATTCAATCAAAGAAATTGGAACGATAAACACACCACCACTCTTTACACTTAGAGTAGCTTTAGTTCGGTTAATCTTATTAACCCACAACTCTTTACCACGCAACTTCGAGTGATTAACAGTCACTTTCATACCCACACTTAAACCCACTTTCTTTTGAAGTGATTCGATGTTACGCTTTTGTTTGATTAATTCAACAACAATCTGATTGATGTTTCTTAATTCTGCTACTGATAAATTTGATAATTCTGAAATGTTCATAACTCTATTTGTTTTATGTTTAACTCTTATTACATAGTAAAGGTAATACATTTTGCTATAAAAGTCAAGCCTTTTTTAAAATATTTTTGAAATTTATAATCATTCTAAATAAGACATAAAAAAAGAGGGTAGAAAATCTTGATTCGTGTGATTGTCTAACCCACTCCATAACTTGCTGTGCACCTGATGGTACAATTGGGTCATAAAGAGTGATGTTAACATCATCCCAAGTGGATTTACCCTTAATTTTTCTTTTAATGTTGATATGGTCTAATTCAACTACTTCCGAAGTGAAAGTTGGTCTACTAGCCGTTTTTATCATATACGATTCTATACCGTCGATTTCCATTATAAATCTGTTACCTAACTTTGGTTCAAAGTTGGTATAGAACATTTTATCAAACTCTAATACTTCTGGCATCTTTTTTTAATTTAATTTGTTTTCTTTATATAAATATCTACTTTTTAAATTATCCACCAAAACTTGCCCCAGTTGGTAAGATGTTGAAGTCAATTTGAATGAATTCAGCGGTCTTAGTTGGTTGTAAGTAAATAGCGCCTTTCATAATGTTTCTATCAACTACATCTGGTGTGTTGTTAGTTTCATCCATTACTACTCTGAAAGCGTATAAACCTTGTCTTTGTTGGATTGATTCTAAATAAGGATTAACGATATTTAAGAATCTATTTCTAGTCGTTGATGTATTTTGCTCAAACACTAAATACTTAGAAGTTGAAGCGATATACTTTCTAACAGTCAATAATAATCTTCTTACATTGATTCTATCTAATGCTGAAGGTTTATCTTGTAATGTTTTTTGTCCCCACACTACAATACCTTGTCCTGGAAACTGGCAGATTGGGTTTACTTTTGCTTCGTATAATGTATCTCTTTCAGATTGAGTTAATCTATCTAATACATCTACTGCTCCGATTAAACCACCTCTATTTAAACCTGCTGGTGCGAACCATTCTGCTGCTACTCTATCGTTTGCTGCGAATACTGCTGGCAACAATACTGA